TCTTGATAACTTGGCCTATAATCAATACTATGGGCGTCCTGAAAAAATACCAAGATCCAAAAGGTGGCCTCAATGCCGCCGGTCGTGCCTACTTCAAGCGGGAACATGGCAATGATCTGAAACAACCCGCTCCCAATCCGCAGACCAAAGCGGACGCAGGACGCCGCAAGTCTTTCTGCGCTCGTATGGGTGGCATGGCAAAACAGTTCCCCAACGCTGCTAAAGACCCAGATTCGCGTCTTCGCAAAAGCCTTAGGGCTTGGAACTGCTGACCATGAAAGACGATGAAAAACTACCGCCCCACATACTCAAAGCTCTTGCGTGGGCAGCGGAACATGACAATGAATTGCAAGCTGCGCTTGGCGTAGGCGCACTTGGTGCAGCAGCACGATCACAATCTAATACAAGCAATTTGAATAAACAAATTCAAATGATGCACAAACTACAAATAGAAGATGCAATTACTAAATTGGATAACCCTCAAGATAATCCACTAGGATTAAGTAGGGCATATCTAAGAAATATGGTAATGCAACGACAACCCGGCCTCCGGTACGTTCCGAAAACTGTTCCAAATTCACCATTTGTTGCAAAAGCAACTCAGTTTGGTCGTGGCATGATAGGAGGGGCAGTTCCTTATATAGGCCCGATGGTGGCAAATGCCCTCAAAGGTCTAGGTTTAGGTATTGAGGCTATTGGATTTGTTGGAGGAAGTGCTTTGACAGCCGCACTTCTGAATGCAACAGCGGGTCCGGCTGGTCCAGCAAATGAAGTAGAAATGGTGAAACGTGATCAAGAAACAGAACGCATATACAATATGTTGATGGCGCAACAATCAGGATACTAGTCATGCTCAACCATATGAACAAACATATCAACTCCTCATCCATCGCATCCGTTCAGTTGCTGGAAAAGGGAGAGCATGGGCTTAAGAAAAAACCTACTCCTGCTGAGATGCAGTCAATGGAGACTGCCGAGCATGGATTGAAAAAGAAGCCCACCATCCGCGAACTTCTCAAAATGGAAACCAAGGAACACTCCAAGGTGGAAGTCGAAGAACCGGGCGAAACCGAAGACGATTCGGAAGAAAACGGCAAGGCTCAAGAACCTAGTTATGCAGGGCTTGGTTCTCTGATCGTCAAGTCTGGGAGGAAGTAATGCTTTCCAAGTTGATGGGCATCAAGCAAGGCAAGATGCAGAAGGTCATGCATGAATTCAAGGCTGGAACCTTGAAGTCGTCGTCTGGTCAAAAGGTGACGAATCGAAAGCAAGCCATCGCAATCGGAATGTCCGAAGGCGCGGCTGCAATCAAGAAGAAACGAGGTAAGTGAAATGCCGATGGGTATGCCGTATCCGAAAGGTGACATGGCTATGCAGGGCGGTAAGCCTTCCATGTCCGAACTGATGGGTGTTGAGAAGAAGGGTATGCCGATGCCTCCTCCTGCAAAGGGCAAGGGCAAGGGCAAGGGCAAGCCGATGCCCTTTAAGAAGAAGTAATGGCACGGCCAGCAAAACAGCCTGTTCAGAATACGCAACCGCAGGAACAGCGTATTCCATTCAATCGAATGGGACAGATCCTACAAGCGAATCGCGTACTTGGTCAGATGGGAAGTTCGACGCGGATTGGGAATCTGATGAATCCTGCTTTGCGTCAGTCGCCGTGGGATACGAGTAATCTTCAATCGCACGACGAAGATCAGTAACAATTCCATCAGCCAGCAAACGGCGATGATCAACAGGCATGAACTCGGAAGCGGTCTCGTACACCAAGTACCAGACCGCTTTCAACATATCGGAGAATTGCGAATCCGTTGACTTATGTCCTGCGCGTTGAAGATACTTCAATACATTGAAGATCGGTATGGAAGAACACCATGCTTCGGAAACAAGCAAAGCATCAATGTGACTCGACCGATAATGGCTGTATAGTTTGCTGTCAGAAACGTCAGTCATATTGACAGTATACAAGCATGGAAACACAAGATCTGGTTATCGTTGAAACAAAATGCAATGCAACCGTCAATGGTCGGCAATGCAAAATGAGACCCGTCAAAGGTCGAAGATTCTGTGCAAAGCATGGCGGGTTGACTGCAATAGGACCAGATACAGGCAACTTCAAACACGGCCTTGCATCCCTTAATCGTAAACGATTTGCAACCATTGGGAGCGAATTGCTTAGTCGTATTGATGATTACAGGGATGATCCAGAACTGTTTTCTCTACGCGATGATGCGGCATACATGACCGCACTAATTGACCGTCGTGCGGAAGCTGCCGCATCTGGATTTGGCATTGAGGTATTCAAGGAATTGCGAGGGCTTTACTCCGCAGCAAACAAAGCCTATCGCGCATCCGATACCGAATCATTTGATGCATCATTCAAGAAGATGGGAGAGATATTCTCCCAAGGTGGAGATGAGGCCAAATCAACGGATGAGGTCGTTGATCTTATTTCCAAGCGTGTGCAACTGGTTGAAGCAGAACAACGAGTAGCTCACGCCAAAGCGTATACTCTTGAAGTAGATCAAGCGTATTCATTGGTTATGCAGGTAGTAGGCATTGTGAAACAATCTGTACGAAATGCCGATGAACTAACAGCAATTAAAAATGGCGTAGCGCGGCTACTTAAAGTTTATCAACAAGATATTGATAATAATGTTATTGATGCTGAGGTAGTTGATGAAACAACGTAGTACTGTAAATACGCGAGTCACTCCTCGTAATCTCAAGAAGTTTATACGCCCAGACAAGCCATTGTCCGTAGCCTTGCTTGAAGCTATGGAAGATGAGTTCGACACAATCATAAAGATTGGGGATTTTGACAAAGGCAGGGCATACCCAATCGAAGGTAGCGAACTTGAATACAAATCATGGCTTCGCACCTATGCACCACACGCTGCATCCAGTCCACTTGCCGAACATCACATTCGAGCATGGGAGTGGGCCGAATCAATTATTGATGGCAATCCTCCACCAGCCTTGATCGAATGCTGGTTTCGTGGTGGTGGCAAATCAACGACAATGGAATTGATTGCAAGTCGCATTGCAGTCAAAGCAACCAAGCGATTCCTGCTATATGTCTGCGCTACACAAGAGATGGCAGACAGGCACGTTCAAGATATTGCAACGACAATGGAACGGTGCGGTATCGAACGCGCTGTCAATAAATACGGATTCTCGAAAGGATGGAATGCATCCAAGTTGAGAACCGAAAACGGTTTCAACGTTCTTGCCTTTGGGCTTGATACCGGAGCGCGTGGTGTCAAGCTTGATTTCCTTCGGCCAGACTTCATCATCTTCGACGATATTGATGAACTTGATGACAGCGTGAGTCGTGTTGACAAAAAGATTTCAACGATTACGCAAACGATTCTTCCTGCGAAGTCAACCGATTGTGCAATCGTATTTGTGCAGAACAGGATTCACGCGAATAGCGTGATGTCCAAGGTTCTAAGCGGTGAAGTGGATATGCTTCAAAGCCGCGTTCAATCCCCTATTGTTCCTGCCATCAAGAATCTGACATATACGACGGATGAAAAAGATGATGGACGAGTTGGATACAAGATCACAGGTGGAATACCATCGTGGTCGCATAAATCCATCGAAGTCTGTCAACGCGAGATTGATGACTATGGGCTTATTTCGTTTCTTCGTGAATGCCAACATGAAGTTGGTGTAGGTGGTCTGTTCTTCCCGGACTTTAGGGAATACGGATTGGATGGCGAGCCTTGGCACGTTGTTGATTCCATACAGATTCAACCGTGGTGGCGTATGTGGGCAAGCCATGACTTTGGTACAGGCGCACCCTGTTCGTTCATACTGTACGCATCAGATGAAAAAGAAAACATCTATGTCATTGATGAGGTCTATGAAAAAGGTCATGTGTCATCCAGCCAAGCACAACTTGCATTGAACTGTTTGCAGATACATGGTGCTGCGGAACCTTCTGATCGCAGGTTTCCAGATGCAAAATGGAATACACGATTGGAAGCGATTGCGTTTGACTGGGCCAATACATTTCCTCCCGAAGATGTCAGGCAACGTATTGGTGAATATCCTGTGGAAATTTGGTGGGAG